AAATAAATTAAATCTCCTTCTTTTGGTCTTGTTGATAGTTTTATATTATCTAAATCTTTTATTAATGGAGTGATATATTCTTTAAATCTTTCTTGGGAAATTATTAAACTAACTTCATTAGATGCTTGTATGCCAAATTTGGATAATATTTGAGTATTATCTGAATATCCTTCGTAATTGTTTAAATATGCTTCTATTGGATAAGCATTATCGAATTCTGATTCGATAACCTCTCTAATGACAGTTTTAGTTGTAATATATTTTCTTGGGATATAGTAAACTTCTACCCCATACATTCTCAACTGCTCATTAATAAGATCCTGAATGAGACTTTGCTCTTCTCTGGTTCCTTGGAGAAAAAAGGGATTTAATGCCATTATCCTATCATGTCAAAGGGTGGAAGTTCATAAGTATTTGACATTTTTTCCATAATTTGATCTATTTCTTTTTGTGCGTCGTCATATATCTGTCTTCCATTAAGTTCTATTCCTCCTGGAAGTTTTACGCCTTGGAACTTAATTAGATTTTGACCCCATTGTCTTTTAATCAATGATGTCAAATATTTTTTTAGGAATGAATCATTCCAAACTCTAGAAAAGTCACTTGGATCTAGAAGTCTGTAACAATCAATAACAATATAATCATCAACACTCAAACTTCCAAAATCAACATCAAGATATAACCTATCTTGTCTCTGATTAAATCTAATTTGTTTTTCCGTATTAAGTAAGAAATCCAAATCTGATAGATATCTCTTTGTCATTGCATATGTCAGAATCTCGGTGGAACCGAAATAATACATATCATTTAAAAACATCTGATACTTAACACTAAACATATTATTTGTTGTAGTGTTTGATCCATCGTATCTGAATATTTTGTTTATTCCGATAACAGCAGGTGGAATTTGTAGATAATTGCTATTTTCCTCGAATGAAAAATTAACAGATGAACCGTCGATAGTGGAAGAAGCAGTTGTAGTTACAATTCCCGCTACAGTGCTTCCTCCTCTTGATCTCCCTCTATCAATATCTGCTTGAGTAATTTTGTATTTTAAAAAAGTTTGTACTACGCCATCAAAATGTCTTTCATGAAAAAATTGCAATGCATCATCAACCAGATCATCAATCTGCTCATCAGCAACATTAATCTCCAGAACTGGAGCACCCAGTTGTCGCTTACAATAACTTATTAACTCAGTTCTGCTTGATGGTTGTGCCATTTACGCAATTATCCTTTGTAGCTATTTATAGATATACTTATCAAAAAAGTTTATTGTGAATCTGTCAATAATTTTTTTAATAAAAATTTGATTTCATCAATATCATTTTTTATATTTGCAACATCCTGTTCGATAGACTCAACTTTTTTGTTGCTTTCATCTTTGATGGAACGCCTGGTTAGATATTTTTGATGTTCCAATTTATTTGTGTTAACGATAGAATTGTTGTGCGGATCTCTTGCAAGATCCGCATTATCTTTTACTCTGTACATATTATGCAAGTGCAATAACTCTCAGATCTTTCACTCTTGGTACATAAACTTGTGAGGTTGATGTAAGAACAAACTTAATTCTATAAGATCTGAAAGAAGGAAGTTGGTCAGCAGTAAATGTATATTCTTTATACTCAACAGATCCACTATCAAACCCAAATGTGCTTGATTGTGTGGTATATGTGTCTGGTTGACCATCACTATTCTCAAAAGCAATGACTCTAGATCTCTCATCAAGATTTGCCCATCCTGGGAATGGTACAAATACTGGATTAAATCCATCTTTGTTGCCAATTGCATAAAATGCTCTGATATCTGAATATGGATTTATATGTGCAGACAAGAGTAATTTAATTGATGTGGCAGAATTCTCAAGTTTAATTTCTTTAGAAACATACTGACATGCAGTTGGATCATCTAAAACATTATTAACTCTAGGATCTGTAGCATAATCTGAAATAACCTCATTAACTCTATTTGATGTAAAAATAGCCGTTACTCTTTGACCATCAATTACAGGAGAGATGCGAGAATCTACTGTAGACATATTAACTCTCATCTGCATTGACTTACTTCCAGTGACGTTAGTCAATTTAGCATCTTCATTTACTTTAGAACAGATAAGTCTTGTGGAATCAAGATAATTTGGTTTATTTAATGAAATAGACTCAAATCCATTATTTACATATGGAATTTCATTTCCACTCAAACTCTGTCCAGTAGTTGTTCTAACCTCACCAGTAATAGAAGTTCCTCTTACTGTTACATTATGTACGATTGGAGTAATAATCTCAAATGGCATATTTTGTGTTGCTTTGATTTTACTGCCACCAGAAGAATGACTCTTATTGATATAGAGTTTTGGATATCCTACATCAGAACTTCTATCATCATTATTTACGTTAAACTTCTCAGAAGTATCTAACTTGATGTAGTAAGAATCAAACGTAATAGGATCTGAAACAGTAGCATCGCTCAATAAATGAGTTTTATTGATTCTGTGGAGATTAATTCCACTATTTTCATACTTAAATACTGGTGTTCCAATTGGATAGTTAATTGGATTACTACCTCTTACGATATTGCCACCAATAGAATTGCCGGATACTGAGGTATACTCAATAATCTCTTGTCCTATTTGGATATAACCAACATTCGTGGTTCCAACTCCAACATTTTCGAAGTTCTCAAATTGAGATCCATCAGAAACAGATAATGGTGAAGTAGAACCTGATGTATATGGTGAGGTGAGTTTAACTGGTTTAATATCTGGTAATACTCCAGAAATTGCCACTCTATTATCGCCAAAATACATTCCATGATTTTGATGATTGACTTTGATGTGCAGTCCATCACTGTCTACATTAATAGTAGAAATCTGAACATCTCCTCCAACTCCGCCAGGTATTCCATAGTTAAGTTCTGTTGTGATTCCAGAACTATTGACATACATTACAGTGTTTGCTGATCCAACAATAAATTCTCCCTGAACATTCTCAAAGATTAATTCACTTGTAGATCCAATAGAAGTAATTGTAAATCTAGCATCTCTTCCAACAGAAGCATTTCCTATTGTGTCGATACCGACAACATCTCCAACTTGATAACCACTTCCTCCAGCATTACTGATTGTAGCAGCGATAGCAACTCCATCATCAATGGTAACGTCTGCTTGAGCACCTCTACCGTTTCCAGTAATAGTTACAAGACTTACACCAGAGAATGAAAGTGCTCCATCATTTGGTGTATATCCAATACCTGCATTAGATATAGTCAAAGTTCCAGTTGCAGTTCCTGCAGTTCCTACAAGGTCTCCAGTTGCATTAGTTCCTTGCTGACTAAAGGTATTGCCAATTTCATATCCAGAATCAGTAACTACTGTATTCAGACCAACTCTGATTGTTCTAGACTCAAATACCAAAGAATTTGGTCTTAATGTTGGAATCTGTCTATTTCCTTCTGTCAGTTGTGGACTGTAGAACTCAACTGATCCATTTGAGATAAAGTCTGCTCTGTAAAGAGTAAACTTAAGATCTTCCCACTGACTTGGTTCCCAAGTTGATGCGTTCTGTGACTTAAACAGAGATCCAAGATATGGTTGGTTGGAAATAAACACATCTGAAAGCAAGTCATTCTCACCAATTCTTGAGATGTAAACACTATACTTAGTAGAGTTGGATGCAAGAGCAATTGCATACTCTTTTCCACCTTCCAAGTAAATCGGTGCCTTAAACTCAATAGTTGTTGCAACAGAACCATCTGCAGAAGTAAGAACTTGATCTGGATCAAGAACAATCTCACTAAATGGAAGAATTTTTTGTGTTGGGAATCCATTTTCCATTGATCTGAGTTGGAATACCACTGGTATATCCATGTCATCCTTTGTTTGGAAGAATACATCACATTTGGTAACAAAAACTCCAGTCTCTTCTTCTACTAAGAATGATTGAGCAAGAGGGTCATACCAACCAACTGTTACATCTCTAGAAGATTGTCCAACAACAGAACTAGATACGACCTCAGTTCCAAGACTTCTGTTTACATTTCTCTCTTGGAATTCTTGTCTCTGCTCAATTCTAGCATTTCTAACAGAAATAATATTTTCCTGAACTGTTTCTAGGGTTCCAGAAGCAGTATAAACTTCTTCTGCAATGGTCGATGCTACATTTTGATCATTTTGCTCATCATTTGTTAAAGTAAATGTTCTTGTTCCCGCTTCAAATCTTGGATGATTTGTATTATTTGGATTTGGAAGGAAGTAACTTCCAATAAGAGTTGCCGATAAATCAGAAATAAGTCTTACGTTGGTAATAGTAGCTTCAGCACCACTAGTTTCTCCTTTAAGGACCATCCCTGTCTCAACATAACCAGCATATTGACCCTGAGCCTCATTTGACAGAGAGAATGTATCTACGTTTAGAATTGTTGATGTAGATGAATAAACAGATCCAAGGGGATTTCTTGTATATGGATTTTCCCTAAAGACAGTGGTTGGTGCATTGTATGGTCCTTCTCTATGGTTCGACTGTGCAACTCTAAATGTAATGCTAGGAACTGTTCCTCTATCTGTTGGACCAAGACCAGTATTCGTAACCCTACCAATAACATTTTCACCTACTTGGAAAGTACCATTAGTCATTCCAATCTCTAAGAGTTTTGGAACGCAATATTTGGTTATATTGATACCATCAAAGAATGCGTACATTCTTGTGAGTGGTTTCATTCTCTTGGCAACAAACTCTACATTTCTAGATCTCATGAATGGAACAAGATCTCTACTTACAGTTCTATCACCAACCGACTCTCTATCAAACTGTTCAGTTACAATGGTTCTCAAACCAGTTCTAGTTTCTACTCCAGTTTGGATGGTTTCTCTGAGAGTATCTTCCTGAGTAGTTGTGGTTTCTGTTTCAACCCATCTTGCTCTTCCAGATGCACCATTAATCCAACCACCAACACCTCTTCTTGCACCTCTAGTAGTTGTAGTTGAAGTTGTTGTAGTATCATTAAACTCAAATCCAGTCCAGTTAGTTTCCCAAGCATTCCAAACAATCGGAGCAAATCCAGTTTGTGGGTCTAAGTTTTGGGTTCTTTGGAACTCGTTTATTGTAGCGGCATAATCTCCTTCTACATCAATAATTTTAGCCTCAAGTCTTACTGTATCAATCCAGGTGTCAGTTGCTGGAGTTAACTCAAGAGTTCCTTGCCAGAAACTAATCAGGAATGGAGTTACACTTTCAGTTCTAGTTGCAAATGTTTGTTTAATATACTCAACTTCTCCATAGTCAAGAGTAATAACATCATTTGCTTTTCTAATGTTTGTGCCTTCTACCGTAGTAAAATTAAGATCTTGTGTAGGACTTGTATTAACAACTGGACCAAAAATCAAATCAACCGCATTTGTATAATGTCTAGGTCTCAGTTCTTTGTTTAATCTGTCAATACTGTTTTTAATTGGCAGTCTTTCTTCTTGAGGTAAGAATGCCGAGAAGTTATCAACAAAGAATCCAGACTTAAATCTATT